TTCACCATATAGTAATTTAAAAAGAATCTGATACGAAGCATCAGTTCCTTTCGACATATAGAAGTCTTTTGCCCTTGTAAGAATATTGGTTACTGATGTACCAGGCTGAAAAGTTCTATTTTCAAAGCCAGGCAAGAACTCGGTCTTGAACTTTGTAAAAAATGTCTGTAAGAAGAGGTTACTTAGGTTTATTACAGTTGAACCAGCTATATGAACCGCAGCATTGGTTTCGGCAAAGTTTGCAAACTCGGCAGCGTCCTCTCTTGATATCTGATCAATACCACTGAATCCTCTAGCACAGCCAAGGAACTGAGTATCAGTTTTAGATGTATATGTTATAACTTCATTGTCAATCTTCAATAAACCATAGGTATCAGGCCAACCAGTCGTAGATGTAACGGTTAATGTCCTGTCACCAGCATAACAAGCATTAGTAAGTTCAGTAGAAACAGTAAGAGTTTCTTGATTGAACGCACCAATCTTTCTATACTCAGCCAAATTGTTGGCCAAGTCAGACATACCAGACTGGTGTTCTTGTGATTCGTAATATTGTATTAAGAAATCTTTGAATAGAGGTGATTCCTGACTTAGGTACTCAGGAATTTGTGATTCTATTAAATGAGATATCTTTACTCTTTTAATATCCGTCATTTATCTGGTATAGATTGTTTCGCTAGCGTAACTAGAAGTTGTGACGTATGCTGTAGCAGATGTGTTTTCACCAGAAGATACAACGTCTGGTAATGCCCTTACTGTGCTATCTGGAACACTTAATTGTAAGTATAAGTCTTTCAAGGCAATAACATCATTGGAATCAGGTATTGCTTCCACTTCAATGACTCCACTTGTTAGTGAAGTCCCTGTTATATTTACCACATCCAAATTAATCTCTCCGTGAACATAGTCCACTGTACCAGCATCATTCTTAACAACTAATGGAAGGTTATTTACGAGTTTAAAGAATACTAATTTTCCAACAGTTGTTCCAGCAGTAGGAATGTCACCCAAATACAAAGTTCCGTCAATACCACTGACCGTAAATCCTGTAGATCTTACGCCATATCCATTTGGTTGGTCGTAAAACGCATTTCCGTAGCAAAGTTCATAAGTTGCGAAAGTATTGATCTCAGGTACAATATCTCTTCGCATCTTAACTCTTGTAATGTTAGATGTAACACCTCTTGCAGCATCATCAATCAATCCTACGACTTTACTATACTTAAATCTACCACCAAAAGCATTAATATCTGATGAATTAGAATAAGTTGTTAGAGTCTTGGTTACGGCAGTGATAAGTTCAGCTGAATCACTTGTAGCGTTGGTATTATAGTAAACCGAAGTATCAACTTCAACGTAAAGATATTTTAGATCAATGATTTCGGGTTTGATACCAGCAATACTGTATTGTTTTAGCTGTCTAGAGATATCATCTTTTGTAATTTGTGATAAGAAAGAACCGTTCTTTGGTTTTATAGAAATGAACACCTTACCATACTCAGGCGGGTCTAATTCTTCTCCTCCGTAGGCGGTCACAGATTCAACGTTAGGGTAAACGAAGGGAATTATACCTGTGTAGTCATTCGCAGTCACGGCACGGTACTGGGAACTGTAGATACGAGGTGCTAGGTATTTTATACTCGATACATCTTCAATTCCGTCGCCATTTTCGGATTTTTGTTGAGTTGTTAAAACTGAAATTCCAGAAGTTATGGTTGTATCGGTATCATCTCTTAAAATACCAACAAATGAGAAATTTCTAGCGTTATTTCCTAATCTTCCGTTAGTTACAATGTAAGTAACGGTAACTATCGCTCCAGCAGGAGGTTTTTTACCAATAATTCCGTCTCCAAACAAAATTTCATACTGCTCATCTTCAATTTCTTGAATTAGGAACAATTTAGAGGTCGAATCAACTTGTAAAATGTTATTATAGAGCGAATATATCTCATTTGTCGTAGATGACACTGTAACACGGATAGAAGTTGTGTCAATATTCGCATTTGGAAGAATAAATCTTTGATTTGGTTGTGAATAATCGATCTGAAATGTTTTTTCGAGATATATTCCTTCGTAAATCTTTAAATTATCAAAAGTAGCGATATTATTTGTACCACTTGTCGCTACAAAGTCGTCTGGAATGGAAAAAATGTAAGAACTTCCCTGCTGAACACCTAATGCAACTTGTCCAGCTTTCAAAGTTACGATTTTTGTGTCATTTGTACCCAAGTCTACGCTAAAATTCACCACAGCTTGTGCAGATCTTGATGATCTGGGTACATAACCAATATTTCTTGCTAGTGATACCACGTTTTCACGCAATGTAGCACTGTCAAGGAAACATTCATTGACTGCCATGTTAGTATTGTAAGCAGTAATGTATGAGTTATACGCTAAAAGGTCAATTAGAGTCGAAAAGTTAGATCCTTCAAAGTCAAAATCAGCGAAATCACTGTTTACACGAAGGTAATCTTTAATTTGTGACCTAAGAGATGCAAAATCTAGGTTTGTAAACTGGTTAAATGACATTATATCCTAGTTGATTGAAGAATAAATTCTATATTTTGTCTGGGAATAGCTAATCCAACGATATCATAGTTAATAGTTACTGTTAATTCATTAGTATCAAGCGGATATATCACTCTAACATCAACACGCCTGATTCTAGGTTCAAAGTTTTCAAGTAAAAGTCGTATATCATCCTCTAAAACTTGAGCATTATCAGGATCTGCCTGTTCAAAGAGAGAATCTTCGACAGCACTACCTAATAAGTTGTTATAAAAACGTTCACCAACTCTTGTTCTTACCAAATTTGTCACAGCTCGTTTGATCGCATCCTCATTTTCAAACACACCGATGTCATCCGTCACAGGATGGCGGGTAAATGTAAGACTTATATCCTTGAAAGGCGTACTTTGGAGGTTGCGTTCGTCAACTTTAGCCATTACTCATTCAAATTTTGTTTTCTTTTTTCGTCATTGGCATCATCACCAACAACTTCACGCAAAAGATCGTCTGCTACGTCCTCTTCTGGTCGAGGATTAATGTATTTTTTATCGTCTGCCATAACAAATATACTAATTCAAATCTATTTAGACACAAAAAAAGACCCTTTGAGGGGTCTTTGAGGTTTTTTTGATTGATTTTAACCAGCAGCTAATGGAGATTGCTTGTCATTTGTGTTTGCGGCAGCTTTTTTTCGTGCTTGAGCACTCACATCATACTGTCCTTTAACACTTCCACTAGCAAAACCAGCACTTTCTACGTTATGGGGAGCTAATTTTGGATCTGAATCTGCCATTTTTGACCTTTTTCTTTTTATTTATCAATTTGAGCTCGTAATCTGTCGGGTGAGATCCCTTCATTCATGTAAAAATTGAGTCTGACCCTTGCCTGTTCCCTATCAAGACCTACATCTTGCTTCGGATCGTTGACACACCAGCCTGATGTGCCTAATTCTACGACCTTGTACTTTACATTTTCCATTGGTTGTGGTGTTGTCATTAGATAATCCTCGTTTTTTCATGTCCAACACGGATTTTTGGATCAATCCAAATTTCCATACCCGCTTCTTTAGCGTCTAAACAGAAAGATACGTCTTCTCCACACATATCTTGTACATCTCCAGACTCAAAGACTTGCATTTTGGGAGCAAACCAAGGATATTTCATCTCTTTATGCTCGAATACACCATTTTTAATCAACAACCAACCAAATCCAGTGTAATCAACAGTGAAAGGCTTGCGTCTACGAGAGATTGACTCGATAGTTTCGTGATTCATCACTCCACCATTCTTAGCAAAGTCCTCTTCTTCTAACCAATGTGCAACAGATGTTGTTTTTCCATCCTCTGTACAGTACCAACCACCAGCAATATCCTTTTGCATCCATACTAAACGATAGAATTTCTCTGTATCAAATACAATATCAGAGTCTATCCATAATTGATAGTCATATTTTAGTTTTCCATCCCAAGGAATCTGATCTGGGCCTCTTAATACGTTAGCACCAAGACACTTGCACCTTGCAAAGTTAACCATTGATGAATAATCTTGTGAGATCTGAATACTTGATCCATTCTGCACGAGGTCAAAGCATAGTTGAACGAAGTTCTTTAAAAAGATATAAGATACTCCTCTTCCTGGCAGACAGAAAACTATTGCTTTACCTTTAGCTAATGCCTTTGCCTTTTCTAAATCAAAGTCGTCTTCGACCTTTTTAGTTTTGGGGGCATTTGCTTTTACTGTAAATCCTTTTGCCATAACATGTTGTAATTACATTCTTAAGTATACCACGGTCAAACCAATTTGTCCATAGTGTTATATTATATAGTCTTTTTTTATGAGCCCTTTTTGAGAAACTCCTGACTATTACTGGGGCCTAACAACATTCCCTGATCGTAAATATCCGTGACAACGTTGCTGTTGATTACGATGTCACCAGCTAACGATAATCTTTTTTCATCAGTTTGGAAATGGGGGTAAACCGCATGATACAAGTCACTAGGGAATAGTAACATGTGTCCTTCATTATATTGCTTCTCTAACTTCCAGTTTACTTTACGAGTTCTACCTATGATATCTGAGTACGTTAATATGAAATCCCCTGCGTCTGGGTGCATTGCATCTTTTACAGATTGTTCAACATTTGCAACAGCTGGTAACTTTAACCAAATGACAAATGACCAGATAGCATCATGATTATGTAATGCTTGATATTCTCCTTTACCAGTATAATTTGCCCAGAACTTTTGAAAGGTCAAATCATGTATATGTGTAGTCTTAAGTTTCTCAGGAAAACCGTAGTCCGTAACATACTCTTGTATGATGGGATTTAATACTTCTTTTTGAAATCTATTATCATCATCAATTAACATCCATTGTTGTTTAGCATCATCAGGTTCATACTTCTCTACCAAATGATGTAAATGATCTAAGACATTTTTATCCAGAGTAACATCTAGAACAGCATAGTTCGGTAATTCAATTTTCTTCGTGTTCATTCTTAATCACCGCTATTTCTTCTGTGCGAAGTTCATCATCAGGATAATAATTGAAAAATGCTTTTATGTGTTGTAGTTTATCTTTGACTTCCCTACCAGGCACGTTCTCCGCAATGAGATAGCCTCCGATTGTTATGTTATAGGTACTCATCTTCCCAAGTTGCCATCATGTCTTCTAGATCCTTTCTTATGTCAGGATGATACATGAGATGATTATCATGCTCTAATCGAAAAGAGATTGATTCGTAGATGTATTCTAGCTCCTTGATGTCGAGCTCTATATTCATTGTTTCAGAAATGTTCATTATAAACTTATCTATACATTTTGTACTTTTGGATCAGGGAACCATTTATTAGTACGATCTATAAGTTCCTGACTATTCAATACAATATCTCCAGCGATTGATATTCGCCATTCAGTTGTAGTGAAGTGTGGGTACACAATATGATTTATATCGCTTGGAAAGAAGACTATTTTACCTTCCATACTTTCATTCAGTTTGTAGTTCTGTTTTTTCAGTTGGCCACATGTATCAGGATACACTAATACAAAGTCCCCTGCTTCTGGTCTGAAACCAGGCTGTACCATACTTTCCACCTCACTATCAAACGGAATCTTCAACCATACTACAAAGGTAAAGATACCTTGATGATCGTGAATACTTTGATAGTCTCCCTCATGACTGGCACGACACCAGAAACGACTAAATGCAAGTCCATGATCATGTGTTGATTTGATCTTAAAAGGGCAACCGTATGTATCAAAATACTTTTGAGTCATAGGCATCAGAACAGCATTTGCAAAGCGTTGTTCGTCATCAGCCAATGACCATTGTTTATCGTTTACATCTTCAATACTTAATAAACGATTACCTTCCCACTTCGACTTCGGGGCATACTTATGAATCAGTTTCCACACATAGTCCAGATCTTCTTGTTCTAACTGGCCTTCAATCACTCCATAGTTGGGTAGATCGACAGCATTACAATCTTTCACGATACCTCTTTCTTCCTAATACCACTTTGTCCATCATAGCTTCAGTATATCTTCCTATGTAGTATCCCTTGGCCTCCAGTTGTTTTGAAGTATCGTCCAACGCGCTGATTTTTTGTATCATGACTATGGTAAACATCTCATCCAACTTTGTCAACAACCATAAATCCTTGCCCTGTTGATTCAGAAACGTGTTGAGTCCATCGACGCCGCCAGACATTTGATCTGGATTAATATTATTAGCATTTGACTTTGCAGCCACTATCACGATATCA